CTCGTATTCTAGCAACTGCCATTGGATTATCTCCTAGCTGTGTAGCAGGGTAATTTCCGTGAGGTTTATGTAGATCATTTCCTGCCATAGGCAATGGCATCATTGTTTCATCAGGTTCGTTAGCATATTCATCTACAGGAACATTGTCTCCTATTACTACTGTCTTTCTCATCCCCATATCATCGTGTTCATCGTCGTGAGAATGATTCATTTTTCCAATTAGATCTCTTGAATCACCTCCTCCGCCGTGTTCCCCTTCAATATTTTTAAGGATATTAATCAAATCTCTAATACCACCTGAGCCACTACCACTCATATTGACGTTCATACTTACACTGTCTTGTTGGCCCAATGATGTCATATCTGATCCACATCCATTTGCAATCATTTCTTCTCGTTTAATATCGCCTGTACCTTTGCCGTTAATTTTGATTTCTTTACCTGGAGGAGTATTTTGAACTGCTTGACCATAGGCATTACCTTCGTTAGGTTCTTCCAGTACAGGCCTGTCTAGTTCTTTCATGCGATTTAACAATTCTTGAAAATTCATTTTTTTATCCTTAAATGGGGAATCTACCAATTAATCCCTTAAGTGTGCTTCTAGCTGGTCCAGGTTTAACCATTTCGTTTGCTTTTTCCTTATGGGCTTTTGCAGCTAGTAATTGATCATTAACACCTTTATATTGTTGCGGTCCATTTTTCTTTCGTTCTTTAGCAAGATTTTTAAGAAAAGTAGAAATGTGCTTTTCTCCTACAATATTTTGATGGTTTTCTTTAGGAAAGTCAAACTGTGTAATTAAAGCTTTGCCTTCAGATGTTTCTGGATTTTGTTTAATTTCTGCTACTTCTTCTTCTTTAAGACTTCTTACTTTCACAAAGCTAATTGGTACACCTGTATATTCTGCTATATAACTTGACAAAACTGTGCTTGTTGTAGGATATTTACAATCAATGTCAAATACGTTAATTTCTAAATTTTTAAGATCTGGAAAGTCTGGAAGATTTTCTTGAATAGGAACTGTTTTTGCTTTTGTAAATTTGCAGCATTCGTATTTTTTTAAGCAGGCTTTCATAACATCTTCAAAGTTATCAGGCAATTCTCCTGCGACTTTAAGCTTAAAACTGTAGATTTTTTCTTCTTGATTTTCAATCAAATATTCTCTAAAAGATTTCATACTGTGATCCTAATAATATATTTATTTCATATTCTTAAGTTTTTCAATTAGACTATTTCTGTCTGATACAATAACTCCAGTTCCACTAATGTCTATGCTTTCATTAGATATTTCTTTATCTAATTTTTCTTTTTTAATTTGTAATTCTATCATTTTAAGTTTTTTATCTATCTTTGCAGCTTTAGCATCAATAGCATTTTTTAGCATAGTACTTGCAACTTCAAAAACACGTCCGCTATATCTAGCTTCTACATTCATTCCTAAATCCATTAAATCATCAAATGCATCAGTAGCCCGTTGTGCTAAAGAATCAAACTCTCTATCACTAATATCACCAAGTCCTTTTACTTGGGGTAGTGCTGCACTAATTTTATCAAATTCGCTGATATCTCTCAGCATAGGTTGATTAGCTTGTTTTATTTCTTCTCGTTCTGCCTTTTTAATTATTTTTTTAGATTCGGGAAGATTTAGTATTTCTTCTAATTTTTTCATACAAATACTTATCTATTGGTGAACAAATCGTTTTCAGTCAAGATTCGAAATTGAATACCTTGTTTTCCACACCATTCATAAGCAGCACGCCATTTATATTGATTCTTAGCATATTGAATTTGATTATTTTTACTTTTACCTACTTGTTCTTTTAAAGTTTGATTAGCTGGTTTAACTTCTATTAGTTCAGTGTGTACTTTGCTATTTTTATCTATATATTGTATAAAAAAATCTGGAACATAAATTGTTTGATTACCTGTAAAAGGATCTTTATACGGTATCTTTATAGATTCACTTGCCCATTTTATAATATGTGGATTATTATCACAAAATTTCATAAAATTCCATTCCCAACTTGATCTATATGTAGGTTGACGATTACCAACATACTTGTTAGGATTCATTATATTATATTTGCCTTGTGCGTAATTACGTTTCATTGACGAATATTTCTACTTTCGTAATTATCTGCAATAATTTCGCTTTTAAACCCTAAATAACTTGTTTTTTCTCTATAAATATTAAGAATTTCAGCAATTACAAGTGTCAGTGCTTGATCAGATAGTCCATTTAATGTATCTATCAGCTGAAATACATTAACATTCTCTATTCTACTTTGAGTCAAAAGAACAATAGCTGTGCTTTTTGCAGCATTTTCGTCAAATCCACGTTTTAGAAAATGCCCTACTACTACATCTATTTGATTAGTAGGAAATGTTATTTGATGTTGAAAATAACGGTCGAAAAAACTTTTAACAAGTTTACTACTATCTTCAGGTGCATTATTAGGAAAGTTTTGTATGCCTAATACTGTCATATTCAACTGCCACTGTTATAAGCTTTGGCTTGTACAACTTGTGCGTTGCCTGGATCATTGACAGGAAATAGTCTATTATAAGGAGCATTTGGACTTCTTAACTCTCTGCCTGCAATAGCTAATCCTCCTAAAACAGCATTTTGAAGTTCATTTTTAACACCTGTTTTTGTTAAGCTTTTTGAATTTTGGTATGTATTAATTGTTGTGGCTGCTACAGCTAGAAAATTAGCAGGGTTTGATAATTTAAAATTCGGATCGGCTATTTTTCCAAAAATATCCTTTACACCTGCTAATACACCAGAACTTCCAAATAAGGTTTTTGTACCTCCTCCGGCTAAACTTAAAGGACTAGGAGTGTGATCATAATGACTCTTTGCAAATCCTGGCGGATCTCCTTTTTTAACGGATCCTGAATCATAAGTTACTGCTTCATAGGCTATAGTCATACTATTTTGTATTGGATCAGAAGAGGAGTAATTTACTGTATCATTAGTAAAAGCAGTAATGACAGGATTTATTAATTTCGCAGAATTATATTGTTGTTTTCCCATAAGATAAATCGTTATGTGATTAAAAAAAGGAACAGTGCTTCCATTGTCAAATCCGTAAGGACTTTTAATAAAACTAGACCCTAACATAGATGATCTTATATAATTTTTTGTTATTTTTGATGCGTCATTATCTGCATAGTAATAGCTATAATAATTATTCCATAATGACCTTATTATATGGAAATTATCTTCGTGAAAGGTTATACTAATTGGTGTATAGTCTATCTTAACCTGAGTTATTTTTCTTCTGTTATATTGGTTTAAATTATCTGTTATTATGGTAAATTTTGGAAGTTCACAGCTTTTCACAAGCATATTAACTTCTTCTTGATGTCTATAATGAAAATTTAAACTTTTTAAAGCCTTGGGATTAATACTAAAATATACGTGAAATTGAAATTTTAGTTTTGGTGCTAATCTTAAGTCGTCATCAACAAATAATCTTGCAGCGTGTTGAAAATCTGCAAGTTGTCCTTTAGGATTAGCTATATTGTTTGTTAAGTAGGGAAGAATTTTACTCATAACAATATTTATTAATAAAATTATATGCGTAGTTTTTGGCCTCAAACAAAAAAACACCCTAGGGTGTTTTTTTGTTTTTAAAATTACTGTGCTTGACCAGTTACAGCAGTTCCTAAAGCTCTTGCAACGAAATTACCACCAACGCCAGAACCGTCAGGTTTCTGAAGACAATTATCAACCTGAATTGTTAGTGTCATAGTAACCGGGTTACTGTCACTGTAAGCAAGATTTTGATAATTTACCGTTTGTAAATAGCAACCGTAACATTCCCAGGTTTCTAAATTAGCATTTACATCCTGTCCGTTACCACCGTCTAAAATAATAATATTTGTTTGAAACTTATAGTCTGCCGCTGCTCTTGCCGAACTCTGCTCCATAAAATCAAATTGTTTTTGAAGTTGTTCAGCAACTAATCTACTTGTTGCTCCTGTAGCCTCGTCTCGTAAGTTGATCGTGATATTTTGCCAAGTATGTTTTCCTGCATAGTTCACCTTACTATTATATACTTCAATAGGTACATTTTGAAACGATACATTGGGACGAGACACATCTATAATTTGTCTCGTTAATTCTGTTGTGTCAGTAGTTGTTCCGAATTTTATAAATTGTACCCTAAATCTATATTTTAGTTTAGGCATAAGTAAACCGGCATTCTCAGTTGCACTCGCACTAATTGGCACTGTAAAATTTTTCAATGAAGCGATAGCCATTTATATATTCTCCTAAATTCCTAAACTAGCTATTTCACCAGTATTCTTGATGCGTAATGGAATATAGATAAATTCTACTGCTTTCACAGGCTCTATAGCAATATCTAGCCATAGTTCGTTACGATCAATCCTACTTGGTGTATTATTTGATTCGTCACACACAACAATAAAGTCATATAGTGCTCTCAATCCAACTAATTCTAATAACAAAGCTTCTGCTGCTGCCTTAATCTGATCTCTTGTTATCTTATCATTTGGTTCAAACAAGTATGGCTTAGCCATTGCATTTAACTGTCGACGTAAATAAACTACTAAACGAGCTACATTGATACGATCTAATGCACTTGCAGCTCTAGCTCTTGTTTTTTGTCCATAGTTAACTAAACCAGTTCCTGTTAAAAAAGTAATTGGATTAACTTTTTGTTCGTATAATACATCACGCTGTCCTGTATTAAGAGCTACACTCTTAAATTCGCCTTCGTTTGTAATATATCCAACTGCTGTAGCATTCGTAATTCCTCCACGACGTACACCTGCTGGAGCGAACCACGGATATGCAACTTGGTCATTAAGAGCCAGAGTTCTTAAGATCATATGGCTTGGCGGTACAACAACATTGTTTCCAAAATTGTCGCTTGTAAATCCCCAAGGATAAAATAATGCCATATATTCGTCGTAACTGGCAGCTCCGATGTCATTATCTTCGTTAGCACCTCTTTCGTTACTAGCCCAACGCAATAAACTTGTTGCATCTGGTGTTAATCTTGCAGGAGGATCTCCTACAATAAATGCAGTTAATGCGCGATCATAATTTAACGAAATTAATTCTCCAATTAATTCTGGATAACCTGGGCAGGCCATTAAGTTAAATATACGACGTTCGTCATCACGAAGATCCTCGTTACTGTTTACTGTTGCTTGAAGAGCTTTAACAACCACCTTACGCTGTGCTTTATATCCGAAACTACCTGACCCGTCGTCTTGATTACTGCTTACAGTGACCCAACGGTGTGGATAATAACTAGCCATTGGTGTGTTTCCGTCACGTGGATTATCTTCAACTGTATTGATATAATTTTTCTTAAATTGCTTTACATTAAACCCACTACGGCGTAGATTCCATAACAGCATACCTTTTGGATATAAAGCAGGATCTGGAGCATCTGGATCTAAGAAATTGCTTATAAGTAAATCAGTAATACTACTTGCTTCGTTATTAGCGTCATTGCCTACATCAGTCCAACGAGCGTCTGCAAATAATACACCATTTTCTGTTGTTTGATCCGAACTGTCACGTTTTACCCAACGCTTAGACACAGGTAAATTTGTTAAATTAGCATCCCAAACATAGATTTGTGGAAACATTTCTAAGTCGCTTGTGTCTACCCAAATATCGCCATCAACAAGCGCAGTAATTAGATCTGCTTGTGTTTCTGGAGCAGAAGCGCTCACAATGGGACCGTTTACTCCAGGATATACAACTTTATAGCCTTTCCATGTAATACCATCATGCACCATTATGTCTATTTCGTCAATAACACTGCTATACCATAATTGTCCATCATCTGGAATACGTTCTGGAGCATTATCACCAGCAGCATAAACCAAAGGTTCCCAATTACTTGCTATATATTCATTGAGTACATCCGGAGCATCATGTAAGAAACGTGTTTTACCTGTATTGATAGCACCTGGTTCGTAATTATATACGCCAAAAATTAATGGCAGTGGGCTTGTTGCGTCTTGGCCATTATCAAATCTTATTTCACCACCATTTTTGTGCTTGATGACTAGTCTATTTTGTGTATCAACTTCAGCTTCTATGTTCACAAATCCAGCGTTATTGATAGCTGCTGATAAATTATCTGCATTCT